AGAGTACGGAAAGTACATGGGTGGCCCAAGGGTAATTGCTGTTGGGGTAAACCTGACGATAAGCCATTTACTGGAAATAAGCAGGTTGAATGCGATTACATGTTATCTGCATTAAGGCGCATGGAGTTGAGAGGGCACCTTAATGAAATATATGACGGTGTAATTGTTAATAAGAAAGAAGGAAACGCGGCATGATCACTATTACCAATAAGAAACAGTATCCCAGCGAGCAATATCTTAATGAGCTGATCACCAACATAGAGTTTGCTGCAAGGGCACCAGTTGAAGTCGTGAGAGCAATGGCAGCAGAGCTACAGAAGCGGCGCGAAGCTGATAGTGCAGAACCAGTTGCTTATATTTTCAAACATCCGGCCGGGAAATTATTCTGGGCTTTAACGGATGAAAGCAATAAAGAGCAAGCGGACGTTATTCCTGTTTATGCTGCCGCGCCTGCGTCGGTTGTGCCGGATAATGCATCAGAGCCTCTTGCTTATGCTTACAAAGAGCTTACGCCTGAGATTATGCGCAACCATTTAGCTGTATTCGAGCGATATGGAATAGCCCCAAACGATAGCACTACCACAATTCAGGCACTGCGAATCGCGCTGGATGGTATAGAGCGGAGCGACGCCATGCTTCAGGGTAAAGGAGGGTGATATGGCTATTGCCGCAAGTTACACAATGCATCTCTATTGTGACTGCCGCCAGTGTACGGAAGGTGTATATCCAGTGCCAGACTTCGGTGAGTATATCGGTACGTCATGGGCTGGCTGTGCAAAAGAGGCGCGCAAGGATGGCTGGCGAATAAGCAAAGACAAAACGCGTGCTTTTGCGCCCGGGCATAAAGTTTTGAGGATTAACAAATGACCACTATTACCAAAGAGCGACTGCTGACAATCAAGCAGTGGCGCGAAACATACGGACCGGGTAGCAACGTTGTACTGCCAGCAGAAGAAGCGGAAGAACTGGCACGGATTGCACTGGCATCGCTGGAAGCAGATCCCGTTAAACGAGTTAACTCAGATCAGATGCACCGAGTCTGCTTAGAAGCTAATCGCTATTTAGATAAATATGACGCGATGGCGAAAGAGGTAAATAAGTTGCTTGGACGCATCGCCCCGCCAGCGCCGGTATTGCCTCATGAGTGGAGGCTGTCAAATGCACAGGCGTTTATCGAGCGATACTCTCCGCCTTCAGTGGAAGAAGCCGCACTATTTGCCTGGAACTCCTGCCGCGCCGCCATGCTTCATGGTGCCGAACCTGTAAGCCAGACTTACAAGTTGAACGAGCTGGCTGGCAACTATCCGGTAACTCCGGATGGTTGGATAAGCTGTAGTGAGCGAATGCCGGATAGCAAAACAGCCGTTCTTGTTGCCAGGGAGTTTGACAGGAAAGGTGACTGGCGAATGAAATGGGCGACTTACATCCCCGGGCATCCTGACGCTAATGATGGGTGGATAATTCCTGGTGCGTCGTGGAAACCGTCACACTGGATGCCGCTACCAGAACCGCCGCAGGAGGTGAATCAATGAGCTGGCCTGAAGCATTCACCACGGTAGGAATTGTGATGGCGGCAGCACTGGGTTTGTATTCAATTTGTCGCTGGTGGTAACGATGGGAAAAATAACTTTTGTAGTCGAATTTGAGGATGGTAAAGAGCCACCTGTTAGCGCCAATCTTGATGTTGCTGGTGGCAGGCTTGTTTCGGTTCTATTTGGTGACTACCGAGATGATTTCTTCCAACCAGAAGAAGTTGATGTGGTGCGAGAGGCATTAAACGAGTTAAGTGTTGATAACGATGATGCTCATGCGGAAATCATCCAAAAAATGGAACTGCTAACTCACTAAATTATCAATTATGGTGCTATCACCTACGACACCGAGAGAAAATTTATAATGTCAAAAGTAAATGTTTTGATTTTTTCAGTAATTGTAGGTTTTGGTTTTTCTGCTGGAGTGCATATTTATATTACGTGGGAAAAAATCATCAACTACGTATGGAGTTGTTTTATTAAGTGAGGTAAGTATGTGGAGAGGTAATAGTCATGGCAAAAGCCAGATGATACTTACCGAATATCAGTTTGACCATAAAACCAATAAATCACGTTCAGTATATTTGCTTCGGCACAATAGCCGCGTAAGGAATACCGTGCTGGAGCAAAATCTGACTGTTGAAATGGATAATTACGGGGGCTTCAAGCCAACAATTTCGCTTGATGATTTTCCTCGTGGTTTAAGCGAAAGAGAAGCAATGCTGAAATTAGCAGAATGGCTACAAAGATTAAGCATTGCTATTGAAGATAACTGGTCTGAACCTTAAATTTATATGATGACACTAAAACATTTTCTTGACCGCCCATTATGGGCGGCAGCAGCAGGCTATGACTTTAATTATATGGATTGCATGTCTTATACCGCCAATGCATACGACCATTCCTTCAGTCTGCTGTTTAATTCTTTAAGAATACTGCCGCAAACAGAAGTTGGAGAGCTTCATTTATGGCTATTGGGCTTTATCGCGGCTGGAGTTGGTATTGCTGTATGGCCTTTTATTTTCTGGCTGGTGGCTGTTGTAGTGTGGTTTAAGTGCAAGACATACCGGAGAAAGTATTTCTTAGGTGATGGAATGACTGATATTGCCAAAATGAACATTGAAAAATGGACTAAGGAATGTGAAAAGAAATGGCGCAAAAAGAAATGACCAGAATCACTGAAGAGCGTATATCAGAGATTATTTCCCGTATCGAAATGTATGGTCACGGTGCTGGATATACGGCAGATGAAGTATTGGCACTTGCCCAAATGACTTTGGCGGCTTGCAAAGATGATAAAAAAATGAAGCTTATCGACTTGTTAGTGAAGGAGCTGCCTAAGTGCGGCGGGTGGCCTGATGGAATGAGTTATTGTTACCTACCCAGTGTCAATTTAATGGCACCATGCGCGACTTTTGCTTTTGGCTCAGACCACAAAAAAGACACTTTCTTTGGGCGCAATTTTTGTTGTGAGATTGAGCTTCCAATTGGTGACCTTGATAGCGATGAATACCAGTCAGTTGTCACTCGCGAACAATACGAATCAGCTCTCATAGCGTCGCAGAAAGTCGAGTTCAATGGTGATGAACTTGAAAGTAAGACTTACAGGTTGGATTTTGGGCAATGGCTGGAACAGCAACGCGGGAAAATCGATGTGGACTGTGGTTGTGTGTCCACTGAAACATTCATGCACTGGCTGCGGGTAGCTTACGAGGCTGGCAACTATCCGGATATTCCGGATAGTTCGGTGCCAGCGCCAGGAAAGGGCGTCACCGGTGAACGTATCCGAATTAAGCCGCATGTTTATCGCGAACTGGTTAACCGCCTCCACGATACAGCGGTCAAGTGTGCTGGCACCCAGCAATTACGAGAAAGAATTAGCCGTGTTTTGGGCGACGTTATTACGCCAGATCATCATAAACAAGCCGAGAAAAGTGACCTGGAAAGGTGTCACCTTGAGGCGGCATTAAACATTAAGCCGGGGCATACGCTTGGCATTATTGATGCACTGTTGGTTCATAAGATGGCCAGGGCTTTATTGTCGTTGGTGGACGCTGGTGATACAAGCGAGGGTGAAGTATGAGAGTTGCAGATCACATCAAACACCTTGAAAGAATTATCGAAAACGGTGAACTCTTAAGAGATCAGATGAGACGCACGGCAGAAGCCAGGGAGGCGATAATCCGCAGTCAGGCTGGTAAATTAAAGCAATTGTCAGAGATTAACACGCTATACAAGAACAGACGTAACCGGGCGGTGATGCGGCTTCAGAAAGCACGTAATGAAATTAAATTGGTGGAGGCAAAACTGAAAAAACAGATCCAGCGTTACGATCAGCAAGATGCTTTTTATGCCGCCATCAAGGCGGCTGCTAATGAAATAGGCATCTGGAAGTTGCTGGTGGAGAAAGCAAAGACGAAGTTAAATGCCAACGAAAGCTGAACTACAGGTGCCCACCAGCACATACAGAAAATGATTGTTTCCACATCAAGGAGATTTTAATGTTTCACTGAAACATTAAGTAAGCCAGTGCATAATTCCATTTTTTACTGACCTTAAAAGCAAAATCAAAACGATGATGAGGATAATAGCCAGAATCTGGCTAATAATAGGCGCATCTAAAAATGCACTCAGGAACTGAAAAAAAGCGTTCATTCAGGTGGTTCCTTGTCAAATGTAAAGGTGCACTTGCTCACGTTGACGTAGAAACCCAACCCCTATATAGTTGGATTCGGTGAATGAAAGTCGTTAACGTGAGCTTACGGCACATGTTTTCGGAAAAACATCAGGGAACGGCTAATTCCTTGATGCGGGTGGGGTCTGTAATGCAGACCCTATCTATTAACGTCATGATTGCATCTCAAATTTTCTCCTTATCTTCAATTAATCTACATTCATTTCATCTGTTAGCCACCACAATATGTAGAAAATGGCCCTCTTGCAAGTGCATAACTTTGTGGATAACTCAGGAAGGAAAAAGTGGCTTTCGCGCACCTTCGGTCAGACAAGGTGTCCGGGAAAGTCAACGCAAAGAAAAAAATTGTTAAAAATAACGTTTGTTGGAATTGTATATTTTTATCCCCTTCAATGGTTAGCATTCTATTAACATCTTTTTTTAGAGACAGAAAAACATATCGTAACAACATATATACAGTGTTAAGAGGCGAGTATTATCCTGCGGTGGGAATTCTGGGCGCTGTTAGATTCGACTTTCTCAGCAGGATTACATCGTCAACTTGCGACGTTGCCGTATGACTTTCGTGTGATAGGTGACAATGATGCGGCTAGTGAGTTACTTGTGAAGTTTTTCGGAAAAGGTTTTGTGGCCTCGGATCTTGATGAGCTACAGCAACATGAAGTGTCTAATTTGATTTTTAGCCATAGCCAATAAGCCTCCCTCCTCCATCAAGGCCACAATTTGTGACCTTAAACAATTTGTTTTCTGCTTTTTCTTATTTGAGAAAATAACGTTGTTGACAGCTAATAGGCTCGTTGTTGTTATACATGCCTGTATAGATTATGACCGTAAATTATTAGCGGATTTTAAGCCATATTCACCGTTGTAGAAATTACTTATGTTCCACTCATTAGGAAGTTCTTTTCTGTCCAATGTATAGTGGCGCACGATATAACGATCTTCATCTTCTTCGATGGACAGGCGGACATAGCCAATGTGAATCACCGATACGGGCGGTGTTCGTATTGCATAGATGTCGCGGAGATATACCGGCAGCTCGACAAATGCATCAGGTGCATCTGTGATGCTCGTTTTTTCACAGTATTCATATAACGCATCGTTGATATCGTTAAGAGATTCATGATCGTATATTTCCAGGTAATTACCGCGATAGCGATGGTACTCGACTTTAGCCATTCAAAATCCCCTGTTATCGTTTTGCATTTCTCTAATCCGGTTCAGAACTACTTCGTGCTGGACTTGGATAGCGGCTTTTTCGTTTTCAAGCCGGGCAATAGACATCTCTAATTCTTTGCTGTACCAGGCGAGCCGGGCCAGGTTCATCCGGTTGTGGTCGAGAGTTGGAGACACTTCGACGCGATCCCTTTCTTCCTGCTTTAATGAGAAGAGATTCATCTCATCCCTTGAGGAAAATTCAGCAACAATTTCTTGTTGATGATCCGGTCGCTGCGGCATCCTCGCCAGTATAAATGGCGGTTCTTTTGAAAACATGAATGTCGGTTCAGACCGTGTTTTTACCCAGCTTGCCTGCTGTCTTTCGGCAAGTTAACAGGCTTCATCATAGTTATCTGCCAAACAAAGCACGGATGGACGGTCCCACGCCCCACCATTCAGACAATAAACTACAATTTTCCCGTCAGGTTGTGTAACCCCATATGGATGGTCCCACCAGGCGTCCAGCTGAGTTTTAGAGCGTTTCTCGTTAGGAGTGCAGTCAAAATTTTTGGGCAATACAGGATCGAGAGGAATGCGATTAGGCATAGCTAATTCCTTATTAACTGATTGGCAACGAGGTTGCGCTGATCCGTTGGTGATGAATAGTAGCAAAGAGCACAAAATCATCAGCGGTGGTTGATGTACGTAACGCGTTTGCACCAAAGGTGTCTCTTTAATGTATACTGTATAAATGAACAGTATTATTGGGGTGAAAACGCTATGGGCTTCCCTTCTCCTGCGGCGGATTATGTTGAAAGCCGAATTTCTCTTGATCAGCAACTAATCAGGCATCCATCAGCAACCTACTTCATGCGGGCAGCTGATAGCCATCACCGTGAGGGAATATTGCAGGGTGCTTTGCTGGTGGTTGATTCCTCGCTTACTCCGGTTGATGGTTCTCTGCTTGTGTGCGCTATGGAGGGTGAATATCGCATAAAGAGATACAGGAAGTATCCGCGCCAGCACCTGGAGGATTTAAGCACCGGGAAGAAAGAGGCGTTACCAGTAGATGACGATGGATGCACGGGCAGTAATGCTGTTTTTGGTGTGATCACTCATGTCATCAATGATGCCCGAAGTGGGGAGTTTGATGATTGTCCGGTTATTTAAGCTGCAAAGGGCTGGTGCTTTATGCCTGTGAGGTTTATGATTGTGTACACATAACGAGTACACGAGGTGTTTATGCAATCCATTAACTTCCGTACCGCGCGCGGCAACCTTTCTGAAGTGCTCAACAATGTTGAAGCCGGGGAAGAGGTTGAAATCACCCGCAGAGGCCGTGAGCCAGCAGTAATTGTCAGCAAGGCTACTTTCGAAGCCTACAAAAAAGCGGCGCTGGATGCTGAATTTGCATCCCTGTTTGACACCCTGGACTCCACCAACAAGGAACTGGTTAACCGATAATGAGGCATATATCACCGGAAGAACTTATTGCGCTTCATGATGCGAATATAAACCGCTACGGCGGCCTGCCTGGCATGTCAGATCCGGGCAGGGCAGAGGCCATTATCGGGAGAGTCCAGGCCAGAGTTGTGTACGAAGAGATTACCGACCTTTTCGAAGTCTCCGCAACCTACCTGGTGGCTACTGCGAGAGGGCATATATTCAATGATGCCAATAAGCGTACCGCGCTAAACAGTGCGCTGTTATTTCTACGCCGTAACGGGGTGCAGGTATTTGATTCACCTGAACTGGCAGACCTTACCGTAGGGGCTGCGACCGGAGAGATATCTGTATCTTCTGTCGCCGACACGTTACGTAGATTGTATGGTTCCGCGGAGTAGATTAATGGCACGTAAATACAACAAATTGTCCCGTGAAGCGTTAAAGATGCTTCTTGATGGCGTGAGTCGCCGCGAGGTAAAGCAATACCTGGTTGGTAAGCAAATTGGTGCCAGGACCGCTATTGCTGTGTTATGCCGTCAGGAAATGGTTGTGCTTAAACAGAGAATGCCGGGCAGCAGATAAAGCCCAATCAGTGATGAAAGGTGTGATGTGAAAGCCGTAATTACTCCCTTTGTACAAAAAGAGCTTGGCGTCGCCACATTCAAAGTGGATCAGGAAGTCAGAAAGCTGGTGGAGGCTGGCCGTAAATTTATTATGGAGCCGGTGCCGCGTGAGTTAATCGAGCACATGGACGACGGCCTCGTTGTTTCCGAGCAAACTATGGCAACAAATGAGGCGTTGCAGCCGTTTTTTAACAGCGATGAACTGTTTCGCCGTATTGGTGGAATTGACGCGCTGGTGGCGTGGTTGCGCAGGAAAGAGGGGCAATGCCAGGCCGCAGATCGTAGCTGGTGTGACAACCATATTGTCCACGCAGAACGAGACAATAGCGCGGTGTTGCTGTGCTGGCATCACGATAACCATTACCGGATGCGTGGTTTTAATGAGCTGAAAGAAACGCTGCATAATAATCGCGTTAACTGGATACTGGATGTCGCCCGTCAGGAAATGGGGCTTTCAGATGGCCATGATTTAAGTATTCAGGAACTGTGCTGGTGGGCTTTCATGCGCAACATGATGCACCTGATGCCGGAAGAAGTTTACCGTATATCAATAAATAAGATGAAAGCCGCAACGCAGGATAGCGGACCTCTGAAAGAGGCGGATATTCGCCCGTATGACGATCGCGCTACAGCATATGTTCAGATGATGGAAGAACGCGCCGCGCCGATGCGTGCAAAAGTATGCCCTGTGGATGTTGACTCCGACCCTGGCATGGCGCATTTCAAAATACCAAAACTGCAATCGCTAAAATTACCTGAGTACATGGACTTTGTTGCTTCCCGTCCATGCTGTGGGTGTGGAGCGGCGGGAGCTGGCGCTCACATTACGCCTTATATCGTTCGTCATAGTCGATTATGCGCGCATGACATTTACGCAATTCCTCTGTGCCAGTCATGCCAGCGTGATATTGAGCGTGACCGCGATAATTGGGAGAAGACGCACGGTAGGCTGGCGATGCATCAACGATTGTTCTTTGATTACGCGCTTGGAGTCGGCGCTATCACAAGTCACTCGTCGAGCGTTAGATAAAATTGCTCTAATGTATTGCTATTTATTTAATCGAGAGTATTATATTCCACGTTGATTAGTTGACATGGGCTAATCAGTAGGTGACAGGATGTTACTTAACTGGCAGGGACGCCACTTCATGGAAATAAATCACTCACGAATAACATCGTACGAGATTGCGGATTACATGATCCGCACTAAATCTCTTCTATCAGCGAAAGAACTCGCAGCAATTCTTGAAAAGGAATACCCGCACCTGGATGTCGATAAGCGCGATGTTTATCTGCGCTTAAAGGCTATCGCTGTGTCTAAGTATTCGTCTGTTTTGATTGATGACAGTACACGCCCACGTAGATTTCAGATCCACTCTCTGAATCCTGAATTCTTTCGCCGCAGCCGCGCTCCGCGCCGGTTTGATGAAAAACTCCAGAACGAACTCTATATGACGCAGGACGAAAAGGAACGCCGGGAGCACCAGCCTTGGGTAATGGCGCGTCAACTTTTCAATAAGGTGGCCCGTCAGCACCGTCATTACGGTAATGCCACATCCGCACGTATCTGATTGATTGCTTGCCCGTTCCGGGCCTTTTGACATGTGACTTTCGTTACCCTCGCGTCAAAAAGAGTTTTTACGAAAGGAAGCATAAGTGACCTGGGACGATCACAAGAAGAATTTTGCTCGCCTGGCGCGAGATGGTGGTTACACCATCGCACAGTATGCCGCCGAGTTTAATCTTAACCCTAATACCGCACGTCGTTATCTCCGTGCCTTCAAAGAAGACACCAGGACAGCGGACAGCCGCAAGCCAAATAAGCCTGTCAGGAAACCACTAAAAAGCATGATCATTGATCACGCTAATGATCAACGTGCAGGTGATCACATTGTGGCTGAAATAGCTGAAAAACAAAGAGTTAATGCTGTTGTCAGTGCCGCAGTCGAGAACGCTAAGCGCCAAAATAAGCGCATAAATGATCGTTCTGATGATCATGACGTGATCACCCGCGCCCACCGTACCTTACGTGATCGCCTGGAACGCGACACCCTGGATGATGATGGTGAACGCTTTGAATTCGAAGCTGGCGATTACCTGATAGATAACGTTGAAGCGCGGAAGGCCGCGCGCGCTATGTTGCGTCGGTCCGGGGCCGATGTTCTGGAAACCACTCTTCTGGAAAAGTCTCTTTCTCATCTCCTTATGCTGGAGAACGCCAGGGATACGTGTATTCGTCTGGTGCAGGAAATGCGCGATCAGCAAAAAGACGATGATGAAGGGACTCCGCCTGAATATCGTATCGCGAGCATGCTAAACAGCTGTTCCGCGCAGATAAGCAGCCTGATCAACACCATTTACAGCATCCGGAATAACTATCGAAAAGAAAGCCGGGAGGCGGAAAAGCACGCTTTATCTATGGGGCAAGCTGGCATTGTTAAGCTGGCATACGAACGAAAGCGTGAAAATAACTGGTCAGTGCTGGAAGCAGCTGAATTCATCGAGGCGCATGGCGGGAAAGTGCCGCCCCTGATGCTGGAGCAAATCAAAGTCGATCTGCGTGCTCCTAAGACCAATACCGATGATGAGGAAAGGCAAACAGCCGTCGGTGGCCCTTCTCTTGAAGATCTGGACAAAGTTGCGCGAGAACGGGCCGCCAACCGCCGCGCCGATGCCGCATTGTGGATTGAGCAGCGTAGGGAAGAAATCGCCGATATCGTTGATACAGGCGGTTATGGAGATGTTGATACTGAAGGTGTATCAAAAGACCCATGGCTGGAACAAGACCTGGACGAAGACGAGGAGGAAGACGAAGAAGTTACCCGCAAGCTATACGGGGATGATGATTAATGGCCAGAAGTTGCGTAACGGATCCACGTTGGCGCGAGCTGGTGGCGCTATATCGTTATGACTGGATTGCGGCCGCTGATGTTTTGTTCGGCAAAACACCTACCTGGCAGCAGGATCTGATTATTGAGTCTGTGCAGGAACAGGGTAGCAAGACATCTGTTTCGTCTGGTCACGGTACCGGGAAATCAGACATGACTTCTATCATGATCATGTTGTTCATAATCATGTATCCCGGTGCCCGCGCCATTATCGTTGCGAACAAAATTCAGCAGGTAATGACCGGTATATTCAAGTACATCAAGATAAACTGGGCTACTGCCACCAGCCGTTTTCCATGGCTTGCTGATTATTTTGTCCTGACAGAAACCGCTTTCTATGAGGTTACTGGTAAAGGTGTATGGACTGTAGTACCGAAGGGCTTTCGTCTGGGAAGTGAAGAAGCTCTCGCCGGTGAACACGCAGATCATCTTCTGTATATTATCGATGAAGCCTCCGGTGTCAGTGATAGAGCTTTCGGTATCATCACCGGTGCTCTTACCGGACAGGATAACCGCATCTTATTGCTGTCACAGCCTACACGCCCAAGCGGCTATTTCTACGATACACACCATAAACTGGCCAAGCGTCCTGGTAACCCTGATGGCGTTTATACGGCGATCACGCTTAACAGTGAGGAATCACCGTTGGTAACGCCAGCATTTATCAAAATGAAGCTGGCGGAGTACGGCGGGCGTGATAACCCTATGTACATGATTAAGGTACGCGGCCTATTCCCTAAATCACAGGATGGCTTCCTTCTTGGACGTGATGAGGTTGAACGTGCAACGCGGCGGAAAGTCAAGATTGCAAAAGGATGGGGCTGGCTTGCATGTGTGGACGTTGCTGGTGGTACGGGACGAGATAAGTCCGTTATCAATATCATGATGGTGTCCGGCCAGCGAAATAAACGCCGTGTAATCAACTATCGAATGCTGGAATACACAGACGTTACAGAAACGCAGCTTGCCGCCAAAATTTTCGCAGAATGTAATCCTGAGCGATTCCCAAATATCACCATAGCGATAGACGGTGATGGGCTGGGTAAAGCAACGGCGGATCTGATGTACGAGTATTATGGTATTACCGTACAGCGTATACGCTGGGGTAAAAAGATGCATAGCCGTGAAGATAAGAGCCTGTACTTTGATAAACGTGCTTATGCCAACGTTCAAGCCGCAGAGGCCGTAAAATCTGGTCGTATGAGACTGGATAAGGGTAATGAAACTATTGAGGAAGCGTCGAAAATCCCTGTAGGGATTAACTCCGCAGGTCAATGGAAGGTGATGAGTAAGGAGGATATGAAGAAAAAACTCAACCTGCACTCACCAGACCATTGGGATACATATTGTTTCGCTATGCTGGCGGATTATGTTCCCCAGGATGAAGTGCTTAGCGTCGAAGACGAAGCGCAGGTTGATGAAGCTCTGGCATGGCTTAATGAATAACTCATTGACCATGCCGGATAGAAACTATTGCGCGCTTTCGGGGTTGTCGTTTACTGGCTGCCCCTTCTTAGTTTTACGGCTGCGCGTAACTGATGCGGCTGATTTGACCTTTTTCTCTTCGCGAGTGATGGCAATTTGTTTTTTTACATTTTCAATATCTGCCAGGCGATATATTTTTGCCTGCGGCCAGCGGTCGCAGATGATCGGTTCTATAGAGTCATAAAGGCTAAATTTTGCTTTCTCGAATTCACCGTTGATGATGATTCCATCACGGAGAGTTTCATCGCAGATAAACACACCACACAGCGGCACATGGTAACTAACTGATTTACCATCATTGTAGTTAGGGCTACTGGAAATGTAATGGACGCGCAGCATTGTTTCGCTAAAGCCGTGTACACGCATACGGAATTTTTCATCCTCCGGGTACTGCTTCATTAGCTCTTTTGTTGCTTCCAGGTTCTCTATGTATTTCGCACTGTGCTCATTGATCCCCGCGCTTTTCTGGATGCGAATGTCCTTATCAATCAGGTGAATAATGCGGCCAGCGGTCATGTTGACGCTGTTCACAGCTTCTGTCTGATAAGTTGTAACCTTACGCACACCGCGAAGGATGTTAGGCACTGGATATAAAATAGTCTTTGGGATATTGAGGTCTGGGTACTGTTCCAGTTCTCGCGCCATTAAAGTCCATTTATCAATTTCAGCCTGAATGCTGTCCGTTTCTTTGAACGGCAGGACGACAACCGGGCGAACAGGACGACCGTCGCTGGCGGCATCAACGTGTTGGGCGCGTGCAACAGCTTTTTTTAGAAAGAGATCCCTGAAGCTGACGAACTCCTGGTACAGTTGTTCGCCGTAGACATAATTTATCATTGATCCTCCTCCAGAATTGACATGGCCAACAACTCACAGCGGATTACACTGGGAGTTGTTGGCCACCATTATAGAAGGATCCAACGAAAATAATAGATTTATTAGTGCATTTATTGTGAGTCTGGCTGGTTAGTGGCCATGAGATATTCGATTGTGTCAGTGAGATCATCCAGGTCGTCTTGGGTGATGCGGTACTCCTGATTGGATATCTTTGAGTAGTGTTCAGCAATGGCGCGGGCAGCGTCGGTTTCGGCGGGGTCTACAGATAAAGCGTTAGAGCAATGTCTAACGTCGTCGATGGTTGGTGGAATGAAAGCCATAATTATGCCTCACTGTATTGACAACACAGAGCCTGAAGCTCTGACCTACTGTTTCACCCATGATCCATGCTGGGGTAATCTAACAACATTGCGCTGTGTGTAAGATGAGCAATGCATAGCTGTAATGCCGTTGTATAAGGTTTCCCTGTTTGCTCATTTCCTTCTGAGCCGCTCTACAACGCTGAAGACACATTAAATAGTGAATCCAAAGTCGTATTACGAAACGGCGGCAAAACTATAATTTATTAGAGCAATTGTCAAACAACTATGAAAAACAATCCAGTTTTTGGCTGGTGGAGTGGGATTTTTCTCTCAAAATTTATTGCTCTAATAATTCTTGATTTTTATGCGCAGCTGGACGTAAACTCCTCTTCGGACCTAATAACTTCGTATAGCATACATTATACGAAGTTATCTTAAGGGTTATTGAACATGATCAATTTACCTGTAAATCCATACAGTTCAATACCTTATCAGGTCAAATAGTGATCACTTGATCATTTGATCAAGGTTGCGCTACGTAAAATCTGCGAAATGTTGGCAGTGTTAGTGCTCCAGATTTCGCGTAGCGCACTTAGCACCACCAATCAATCAGAGGTGAAAAATGGGATATTCAGCTGCTAAAGTGTCCACTCATATTGAGCTTGAGAAAAACCGTGGTTACTGGCGGGCAAAAGGGTTTGATCGTGATAGTTGTCAACTGTCATTATCGCGCGGTGAAGAGAAAATAGAACGCACGCGCGGTCGCTGGCGTTTCTATGACGAGAACCATAAACAGGTAAAGGCAGAGCCGATCCTGTACACTTTACTTAAAACCATTATCTGAGTGTTAAATGTCCAATTTACTGACCGTACACCAAAATTTGCCTGCATTACCGGTCGATGCAACGAGTGATGAGGTTCGCAAGAACCTGATGGACATGTTCAGGGATCGCCAGGCGTTTTCTGAGCATACCTGGAAAATGCTTCTGTCCGTTTGCCGGTCGTGGGCGGCATGGTGCAAGTTGAATAACCGGAAATGGTTTCCCGCAGAACCTGAAGATGTTCGCGATTACCTTCTATATCTTCAGGCGCGTGGTCTGGCAGTAAAAACTATCCAGCAACATTTGGGCCAGCTAAACATGCTTCATCGTCGGTCCGGGCTGCCACGACCAAGTGACAGCAATGCTGTTTCACTGGTCATGCGACGGATCCGAAAAGAAAACGTTGATGCCGGTGAACGTGCAAAACAGGCACTGGCGTTCGAACGCACTGATTTCGACCAGGTTCGTTCACTCATGGAAAATAGCGATCGCTGCCAGGATATACGTAATCTGGCATTTCTGGGGATTGCTTATAACACCCTGTTACGTATAGCCGAAATTGCCAGGATCAGGGTTAAAGATATCTCACGTACAGACGGTGGGAGAATGTTAATCCATATTGGCAGAACGAAAACGCTGGTTAGTACCGCGGGTGTAGAGAAGGCACTTAGCCTGGGGGTAACTAAACTGGTCGAGCGATGGATTTCTGTCTCTGGTGTGGCTGATGATCCGAATAACTACTTGTTTTGCCGTGTCAGAAAAAATGGCGTAGCTGCGCCATCTGCCACAAGCCAGCTATCAACTCGCGCCCTGGAAGGGATTTTTGAAGCAACTCATCGATTGATTTACGGCGCTAAGGATGACTCTGGTCAGAGATACCTGGCCTGGTCTGGACACAGTGCCCGTGTCGGAGCCGCGCGAGATATGGCCCGCGCCGGAGTTTCAATACCGGAGATCATGCAAGCTGGTGGCTGGACCAACGTAAATATTGTCATGAACTATATCCGTAACCTGGATAGTGAAACAGGGGCAATGGTGCGCCTGCTGGAAGGTGGCGATTAGCCATTAACGCGCAAATGATTGCTCTAATTCTTTGATATTTATGGCGGCATATGAGAAAGGATTTCAACATCGACGGAAAATATGTAGTGCTGTCTGTGAGCACTAATATTCAGTCGCCAGCCGTCATTGTCACTGTAAAGCTGAGCGATAGAATGCCTGATATTGACTCAATATCCGTTGCGTTCCCTGTCAGAAGTATGCGTAGTGCTGAACATTTCGTGATGAATGCCACCGAGGAAGAAGCACGGCGCGGTTTTGCTAAAGTGATGTCTGAGTTTGGCGAATTTTTGGGGCACGTTGACAAAGCCCTCTCAATCAGTTCAGCAAGGTCCAAAGCATTAACAGCTTCCATGATGAAATAAAAAAAGCCTGGCAAGGAGCCAGGCTGCACAAAAGAGCGGGTTTGTATTCCGCATCCAATCAATCAAGAAGGAGTATAGCACACAGGTACTGAAGTGAAAAAATGTGATTCGCGATAAACAAAATCCCTACCATTGCTCTAATTGATTGCTATAATTGAGCCGCAGTTTTTGTCAACTACGAAGACGTTGCCATTACTTAACTCCTTGACATCATTGGCGGCCATCAGGCCGCCTTTTTTTTGCCATATGAAAACAATCGAACAAAAAATTGAACAGCACCGTAAGTGGCAGAAGGCAGCCAGAGAACGAGCGATCGCTCGGCAACGGGAGAAGTTGGCTGATCCGGCCTGGCGAGAATCTCAATATCAGAAAATGCGGAATACTATCGACCGCCGTATCGCTAAACAGAAAGAGCGCCCACCAGCCAGCAAAACGCGGAAAAGCGCGGTAAAAATAAAATCTCGTGGCTTGAAGGGACGAACACCGACGGCGGAGGAGCGGCGCATAGCCAATGCTCTTGGCGCTCTCCCCTGCATTGCCTGCTATATGCATGGAGTAATATCTGAAGAGGTGTCTCTGCACCATATCTCCGGTCGTACCGCGCCTGGTTGTCACAAAAAGCAATTGCCACTTTGTAGATGGCACCACCAGCATGCAGCACCGGCTGAAGTAAGAGAAAAATACCCCTGGCTGGTCCCTGTTCATGCCGATGGTGTGGTTGGAGGCAAGAAAGAATTCACCTTGCTGAACAAGTCAGAGATGGAGTTGCTGGCTGACGCCTATGAGATGGCAAACAGCATGCACTAATAAATATATTATTTTTAATCTGAAATAATTGACAACTGACAAGTGACTTCAGTCAGAATCATCACATGCCCGGTACGGATGGATCCCTTTTCAAATATTCCATGGACGGCACAGTCTGAGTACCGGGCGCTACCTTCAGTTGTATTGCTAAGCCGCCGCTGGTGGCTTTTCTTTTTTATAAGGGGCGCTATGGATAAGAAAATATGCGTTGTTTCGATGAGCGTCGGCAAACCGGCGTCAATGACTGCCGCATGGATCAACAATGAGCTGATAATGGCTGAGCGGACCAGCTACCCTGAACGCCGCCGCGATATGGAACTCCAGCTGCTGCGCGAATTGCGAGAAAAAGAGGAAAAGGGTTTTATCGTGCTGGTGGAAGAGGAAAACAGCTTTATTACCGGTCGAGTTGGCCAGCGTGTAAGGTTGCGCGATCCCTTCATGAACAGCAGGCCGGTACTAATTGAAGCAATGCAGATTTACAAGGCGCTGGAACGCCAGAAAGCGATCAAGTTACCGCGCAAAGAATCCGGCAAATACATCCTCCACCAAAGCATCTTCGATTCCGAACACGATAAAAAAGGCGATGAATTTTTCAACATCAACTGGAGCGAAATAACGACAGAGCATGTTCTGACGTTACTATGTTGCTTTGCGACGGAATACAACAACGTTGCCAGCGCAGACTACATAAGGGCAATGGCTGGGGAAATTGATACCCATCAGGAACCATCGTTACTAAGCCCCCTGATTAATATAATTCGCGGTACCCATGCGCTGACACAAAAGCAAGTTCCGCAAGGATTGTTAACAGGAAAAGGAAATTTTTTTTAACCGACTATTTGTTTAAAAACGGAGATCGTTGTTTACCATTTCTCCGTTTTCTATCAAGAGGGGCAACCTCTTTAAGAGAGTCAAAATTGTTTCTCCTTCATCGCTATCGCTGATAACATCAGCTCAAAAAACGAAGGAGTTTTTCTATGTCTGACACTTCGACAAACGAAATTGTACCACACCTACCATTAATCTTCGAAAATGAAGCTAATGGGATTCTTCAGGATCTGGCCTGTACCCCATCGCTGATGGGGATGATGATGTTTGCGACAGAAGAGGAACTGAAAGCGGCACGAAGCCACATAATAGACGTATTTGAAGAGTGTTACCGAGCCGGACATTTACGCATTATGGGCTTTACTAATGAAGGACAGTTGTTCGGGTACGCCTTAATTTTTGGGCATCCATCAGGAAACTTACCATTGTACTGTCATAAAATTTATGTATATGAGCAATATCGTGGTAATGGACTTGGAAGTAAGATACTGGCAGAAATACTTGCATTTCCAAATGAAGTCGGATTGATTTGCCAGTCTGCTTTAGTTCCTTTTTATGAATCAGCGGGGATGCACTTTAAAGGGAATTACACTACTCCACCAGTCGCTAATTTCACAAAAACCCGAGGGATGTATGAGGGGCTTTGCGTGATGAGTACCAATAAGACGGACAAGATTAATGATATCCCCATCTTCATGTTAAATAATCGCGATATTGATACCATTATACAAGCTATGGTATCGGCAAAAAAATAACCCTACAGCTCCAAAATGCTGAAAAGATCACAAATGGTTTAATCTCCAAATGTTAAACATGATTACTTCTGCATAAAACTTTTTCAGCCCGGTCGAGTGCCGGGCATAAACTCGGAAAGTTTAATCAGCATTCAGAAGCAACGCATTATCTATGATGATCTGCTCCCATTCTTCGAATGCCCGGTCGCGGACGCCCTGGGGGACACTGTTTGTTTTGAAATCGACGACCGTCCGCCATTTCCCGTCCGGACGGTACATGCGCAGAGCTTTACTTCCCCCTTCCCTGCGCACCTCAACGTTATGCTTATCAGCAAACTCTTGTAATGCTCGTAGCGTCCCATGCTTTACTGTGTAGTATCGCTTTTTCAAGTTTTCTCTCCAGCCTGTGCCAAGGCTTCAACTTCCAAATCGTAAGACTCAAATTCATAGTCCTGGTCGTCAACTTCTTCAGGCACTGGCAGTAAATGCCAGGCTGAGTATATCTGACCATTATCAAAACGCTCCTGGCTGTAGAGCGTCGCGGCTATGAGTGTTAGAGCCGGGCGGTCATAACGGTAAATTTTGCGAACGTCACGGTCAACGAGACGACCGAAATTACCATAACCGCGCTCCAGTAATAATTTTTTAATTTCCGGCCAGTATGGACCATAGCTGCGGTACAGGCGGGGATTTTTCAGTAATCGCCCGCGTAGCCCTGACAGGAAGAAATCAACGTATTCGTCTTCTGTCTTTCCTAACAACGCCGTACGCAGCACCGCCTCAAGATATGTTTTATTCGGTTTTATTGTATCAGATAATGTGGCCATATTATGCGACGCCCGGCGAACCGGGCGCTCCTGTTATGCGTATTGTTGGATGACGGCCAGAACGTCCGCCACGTTGTGTTTTGTCTCGATAATCCACCAGTTACCCGGGAAATCGCTGTTCTTCGCCTTCGCTGGCAGCCAGCGAGCGCCGAATTTCGCCTTGATTGCGTCTTTCGCACGGAAAAGAACGCCTTTCATGCCTGAGGCTTCCTGAAGCCCAAATACCTCGCCAGCGGCGAATTTTGGTGCGTACATCATCTTCAGGTCGGCGGTGGATACGCGATAATTCAGACCAAGAGACTGAGCTATGCTGGTGGCATCACCCTGTATTGATGATAACTCTTCTTGTTTCTCGTTTCTGGCGGCAATTTCTTCCTCCGTGATGTTGCCAAGGGCCAGGTTTATCCGATCAGCGTCGGCCTGTTTCTCTTCATCGGTGCGCCCGGCAAGAACCGTGTTAATTCTCTGCAATATCTCAACATGATTCTTGCGCATGCTGAGTAATTCCGGCGTAACCTCGTTAAGGTCCACCAGCCCAAGGATGGCAAGGTCAGTAAACATTGATACCAGGTTGTAGGTCATGCGATAGCTGAGTTGGCCATAGGCTGATGGCAACTGCACCGCATCCATTTTATAGGCATCCATAAATTTAGAGCCGTCGTTTACGACATCCGCAATTGCCGGTGTGATTTTTCCTGTGGTGGCGGCCACCCTGATTGCTGTTACCCACGATTGAGTCAGCGCGGCGACTGCATGATTCAGATTGGCTTTCCGTTCTGCTGCAATGCGCGCACTTGCTGCGTCCATTGCCTGCTTGATCTCGTCTTTATTGCTGTAAATGCCAATGGTGCCAAACTGTGCTGTGGTGATCTCATAATCTGACGCCCGGAACTCATTGGTACCGAAAATGGCATTGGTGACTTCAAGTTCAGAATCCCCGTTACGAGTAGACCCCTGGCTTGTTTTTTCCGGCATTCTGGCGATCGCATCCGCTATTTTCTCCTGAATTGCTTCAGGGGATAGCGTATCTCCGTATGACGCGATTACATCGCCATAATTGGAGCCAAACAGTTCAACCAGGAATGCTTCTGCCGAACGGATCTGGCGGTTATTCCCTTCCGACATCATACCAAGCACCCATTTTGCAATTGACGACTTCAGCGCGCCGTCACGGCGATCCGGGTAAACCGCATGCTTCAGTGGGTCCGTATAGGTACCAACAAAATCAATGCTATAGCCTGACTCTGTAGTCTGAACGCCGTATGAGTCAGTGATTTTGATCATGCCGCGCTGCTGGAAACGGTAGAAATCGTCACAGGAAACGATGTCGTTAATCCCGGCGATGGAGACGCCACCACTGATTTTCTGCATAACAGCATCTTCATCGGGAGTTACATCAACCTGTTTATCCAGCGTCTTCACATCCCAGTTACCCGATTTGGTACCTTTGAAGGTAAAGATAATCTCCACGTCTGCGCGCTGGCTGTCGAAGTCCAGAGACTTAATGCGGACGATATCACCGGCACAATCATAGTATTGGCCTACACGCCATGAGCGATCGCCGATAACAAGGAACTCACTCGCATGGTTAACCAAGTCAGGATCAACATCCAGAATGCCTTTATTTATTGCATCCTCCACCAGCGGGCGCAGGCGTTTGATATCCGTCGCGGCCTTCTGAGTACGGTTCAATAATTTCTCATAGCGGGAGATGGCTTGAGAGATATTAGCCTTGCGCTGAATGGCGCTTTTCAACGACGCGCGATACTGTGCTAACAACGTACGGTCTGTGTGATGGACGCTACCCCAGCGGGCTTTCCAGTCTGCGTTATCAGCTGCTTTGGCCATTACCGCCTGTTTGAATTTGGCGACCTCGGTGGTGGTCTTTTCAAGTTCCGCTTTGCTTCGCTCTAATTCAGCGGTAAGCACCTCCACATCCTCACCAGCTGCGTGCTGCGCCTTGATGTAGTTCTGAAGGTCGATAGTAGCCTGTTCTTTCTGGCGAGCGCGTTGCGCGGCTTTCGCCTTATCCATTTGAACCTGCATCATTGCCAGACGTTCACCGTCATCCTTCGCGGTATACATCTGCATTTCGATCATATCATTGGCGTCGGCGTTCTCCATTTCTGACTTATCTGAACGGAGGATATCGGAGATCCAGCCTGCTTTACGCTTCAGCGTCTTCAGTCGGTATTCATCGAAAGAACCCTTGCCGCAGTAGTAGTGAACGCGAACGCTTGCACGGTTGGAGCCAACTCGGGCACCGCGACCGTTACGCTGTGCGATACTGGCTGGTGTCCATGGCAACGTCAGATGATGGATGTCAGTCGTTCCTCGATGCAGGTTGATACCGACCTCGGCCTTTTTGTTGCAGATGATGATCGGAGTCCGGCCCTCCTGGAAGTCGGCAGCAATCTTTTCCAGCCCGCCCAGCGACATTTCATTTTGCTGCGCGATATAGGCGTCATACAGAGCCATTTGCTCGTTGTATTTCGCTATCTGCGCATCTGTTGGTTCATCCGGTAGCTCTTTCGGCGGTTTAACAGCTTTCAGTTTCTGACCGGTTTTACCTGCCTCGGCAACCGTCTGAGCATTCAGGATCCCCACCTTTGAAGGTTCAAGGTTAAGAGCATTGCAGATAATGCGCTTGAGCTTCTGGTGCTGCGTTTTTTCATCGGTGAAGATGATTTGCTTACCTTCCGGGAAAAACTCCTTCAGCGTGGCAATCAGCTTCGCGTATTTGGGCGTAACGGGGTGAGTTACGGTCTGTTCGTCAATGCCAAACCTGGCCAGGCGCTTATTCACTTCCTGCTCGAACGCTTCCGGAACCTGCAACTGAATAAACTCGCCCTTATCTATCAGGGAGTATTGCGATTGCTGCGTGATTGAATCATCACTGTCGTCGTCTTCGCTGGTGGCTTGTTTAGGCAAACTGTCCGCCAGCTGCTGCACCGCATCGGCGTACTCCGGCAGGAAACGATAGGTGATCCGACGATAGTACAGGTCCATGTCAGTACATACGCGGTCCATATCCCTGATTATTGAGAAGATCGGACGGGCTTTCTCGTGCTCAATCACGCCGTCTTCATTGACCGAGGTCGTTACGCCATTGTTGGCTTTGGCCGCCGCTTCCGCCTGCTGACGCAATTCTTCATACGCCGCCAGTTGTTCTTCAGTAAGTGGTGCATCCTGCTGGTGTTCGTCCAGCTCCGGGATCTCCACGGTATCCTTAACGTCTTCCGCCGTTTTAAGCGTTACCCAGCGATGGAATATACCGCGCAGCGCATCAAGGTTTTCAAAGCCCACCAGCGCCATTTTTTCTTCAACTTCACCGCTGATTTTCTGTACCGTTTCCAGCCTGGTCTTGCCGAAGAATTTAACGAAGTCATCAGGACCGTAGATCCCCATCTTCTGCCAGTATTCCTTCGGCAGAACATGAGAAAGCATGTTGTATGCATCGATCGGGGTGTTAACGACTGGCGTTGCAGTCAGGAGAACCGGCCCGCGCCCGCCATTCTTTTTCATCAGGTACGCGTTTTTAATTGCCATATCCCGCGCCGATTGCGCCACCGCGCTGGTGGGCAGATAGGCCAGTTGTGACGCTTCGCGACCATTTTTATAGCTATTGCGGTAGTTGTGACCTTCGTCGGCGATCACACTATCGAAGCCCATATCCTCAAAGTACGGATACTTCTCTGCTTTTTCGGTGCCGGTATCTGAATACTCCGACAATACCCGGCGACGCGCGGCCTCTTTGCGGTGGGAGTCGGAGTCCATTGCGCTGGCTACGCGCCCGGCGGCAACGAAGTCATAAAGCATATCCTGTGCATGCTCATCTACGGTGTCATCACGTAGCGGAATGCGGGCGTATTGTTCTTTGGTAAACACGACTGCACGGTAATTTGAGTGCGGGATCGCGTTCATTCGCGCGGTGATAGTGGCTTCATCTGCCAGTTTAAGAGCATCACGCATAAGTGGAGTGCCATCAGTACCAAGGACAGGTTTACCGTTCTCATCGAGCACCGGCACCTGGCGAATCTGATCGCCATCCATCAGCACATCAAGACCGACGAACAGGTAGTTACTGAATGCCGCTTCACTCAGGAACTCTTTTGCTTCGTAATACCAGTTTTCCAGCACTGATTTAGGCACTACATAAGCAGTACGGGTGGAGCGACCGTTCTCATAGTTGAACGCCTCAAGCGCCAGCGCGGTCGTCGTTTTACCCAGCCCGGTGCCGAAGCCCAGGATGCCGCGCCCATCTTCAGACAGTCGTCGCACCTCGCTATTCTGGTAATCAAATGGCTGGCGCTTACCGCTTAATCCCTTCAACCCAAGCGGATCGCCAGAGTGTTCATACGGAATATTGCTATTGAAAACATCGTTGTATTTGGCAACCAGCTCATCGTAGCGATCGTGTGTCTTGATCCACTTATTGAACTGGTCCTCAAGCAGTGCCATCTGCTCGCGGTAGCCGTTCGCCGTCGCGCTATCTTTGCCACCGATACGCGCACCATTGAGATACTTTTCCAGCTGTGCCGGGAACCCGGTCGCGTTTTCACCTGATTTACGGTCCCACTCGTAGCGGATCTCGCCTGTTTCTTTATCCTTGCGCTGGACGACACCGTATCGGTGTCCGACGAACAGACCATCACCACCGTGATAGGTGTCAGAAACCATTTCGTCGCCTTCCAGCTGCACTGACTGCACATAGCGCAGATCCGGATAGCCGTTTTCCTGCAAAAACTCCAGAATGACGGAACGGTCGAACCAACGGCTATTGAGCTTAAAGCGGATATTCTCTGCTGGCGTCTTGATGCGCTTCTCTTCGATCGCTGCCAGCTGATTAAGGACGTTGTTCTTTACTGGACCGTCGGGGAGCGTGGCGAGGAATTCCTGTTTTGGAACCACTATCTCGTTAATGTCGCCGCTGGTGGCGCGGGCGAACGGAACAATCCCGCCATACGGCGAAACCGCAATACCTGGGGTGCTGGCCAATAAATTAAGCAACTCTTCATCACTGGCTGGCAGTTCGCCGGTAAACGCAAGGCGGAAATCATCGAGCTGGATTGGATCGCGGGTAAGATCGCTATAGAGATAACGCAAGGTGTCCTGATAGCTGGTGGAGTCATAACTTGCGCTGGAATCATGCGTAACCAGCTTTCCTGTCAGCTCGTCAGAAATAGTGCCATCCAGCTTAATTGCACCACGGAAAGCAAACCAGGCGCGCGCACCGCTTCCCGATAATTTAGCTATCGGACCGCGACCGGGGTTACCAAAACGGTCAATCTCTGCCTGCAAACGGGATACCAGAGAAAGGCGCTGCTGTTCGATTTGTTCAGCACTATGCCCGGCGGCCTTCATATCCTGATATTCAATTAACATCCGGCCAATCATTGCCCCGCGATACAAGCGTTCACGGTATTTTTCAGGCTGGCTGTTAATCC